AAAATCTAGCTTGTTTTTCACTTTTTGCAGGCATATATTATTTCTATATAAATAGTGTTTATTTACACAATAATTCATATTTTAAATTTCCACAATCCCAAATTCTATCATATCCATTATTTTTCATATTTTCCCACTCAGAAAGATTTTTATCAAAATTTTTTAACTTTTTAGATAATGTGTGTTTGGCAAAATTAAACCGATGATATCTCCGATATAACCTCCCCTTTCCAAAATACCAATAATTAGGTTCAGTATTTTTAACAAAGTTAAATCCGACAGATTTATACGATCTTCCATCATTCCATCTTCTATCGACGTAACTAATAATTTTATTTGGTTTATAATTTTTAATGAAGTAACTTAATAATTTACTAAATCCACCCACTACATTTATATTTTTATTACAAAAACGATATAGTTCATAATCTTCCTTACTTCCTATGCTTCCAAGGCACCTTCTTATATTTCCAAAAGTCATAACGGAAACCAATTCATCTTTGTAGAATAATCCAAGTTTAATATTACTATTATCCTTTCCTTGACTATGATTTTTATTTAGAAAATCCATACATGTTCTTGAATTTATCAATTCAACTTTACAATTCCTCGCATAAACACGCGTCGATCCTGTGCCTAATATATATCGAAGACGGTTTTCTACTACTGATCTATTAAATAACCATTCATCCTCAAATATATGAATCAATCTTATATTTTGTTCCGAACACATATTGGTTTTATTCAGATGATATTTTTTATCTTTTAAACCGTTGACTTCACCGTGCCAAAACAACCCGTTACATTCTATAGCTATTTTTTTAGATGGAATAAAAATATCAATCTCATATCCATCTAATATGCTTCTGTTGTTTTCTTCGATAACCTCTCCTTTTAATATATTCTTAATAAAATCGGTAATCTCCTCCTCGAATACAGAAGAATTTCTATAACACACGTTACATCGGGGAATATCTCCATCTTCCAGACAATCTAAAAACTCATTATTGCATTTACAACACTTAAATTTATAATTGGAGTAATATCCTCCACTTACATATTCATCTTTTGAAAACAGAGGGATAGCTCGTCCTTTCAATCTGTCAGAATTCATCAAATAATCAAAAAATTTTCCTCGTCTTGTATTGCTGATTTTATCTTGAATACCTTTAAGTTTTCTTACATTGATGACTCCATATTTTTTATATATTGATTCTTCTTTTTTAGATTGATCACTCAATATCCATTCTACTCCATAATTTTTTAGACATGTTTGTTTTTTCTTATCAGACACTTCTTTTAATTGTGAAACATTATCGACTCCATATTTTTCTTTTATTGTTTTTTTTATTTTCCTAATGATCGAACTGTTACTTAACCCGTATTCAACTCCATATTTTTTTATGTTGGTCGATTTTATTTTATTAATTGTTTGTGGATCATATTGGGCGCAAGTCGGACAACAGGTTCTTAAATAACCCTTTGAAAAAGAAAAAAATTGAGGTGAATTGTTACAGTCCGGATTATTACATTTATACAAATGATTTATATCATTATACACGTGCCAAATTCTTTGAGATAAACTTATCCCATCGGATAGAATATTTAAAAACTCTGTTTGTTTTATAATTTCATCATGTTGATTTATAAAATTATTTTTGAGAAACCACGTTTTATTACACCGTTTTCCTATTACTTTATTATTTGTAATGAGATTTTTTTCTATCCACTGCTTCATATGTATAGCCTTTGTATTTGACAATAATTATGATGAAAAGAAAAATATATCAATGATTAAAATTATTATATGATTATTTTATTTGAGACAAAATCTCGTATATTATGTTTTCTACACTTTCCCACTTATTTGTAATAGGATTATGCAATACGTTTGTGGATTCGTTCAAAGGAGACTCGGGTAACATAAAAGCTCCGATGGTGCTTGGATTACTCACAAAATCAAAAGCGATAAGATTATAATCATCATTCACTTCAACTGTGCTTTCATTTACTTTTTTAACTGATCCCGATCCACGGCTAGAAATTCCTATAGTGATTCCACATCTTAGAAGTTCTTTTAAAATATTTCCACTTGGAGTGGTTAGAATTTCAACTTCTCCCATTAGATCGTTTTCATTCCACCAAGTTTTAGTAATGTTATGTGATACATTTTTTAGATTTACGACTTCACTATCGGGATGATCTAATTCGCCTACAGCACGTTTTTCTTTTACAAATGTCTGGTTATATTTTTCCACTTCACGTCTAAGAACGTCCATTGGATAAATTCTACCATTTTGATTTTTTGCATTCGCCCTTTGTAAAACTCCTGAAACTATCATTTTGCCATTTAAACCCGCGGATTCATTCAAGGTAGATTTTAAAGTTTGAAATGGAATACAATTGGTTAATAATTGTTTATTCATAATTTTATCTTGCAATTTGACCTGCTAGTGTTTTTTCATCTGGCTTTACAGAAGTAGCCGGAACAGATTGTACAGATGGCTCAGGCTGTTTTGGTTGGTCGGCTGCTTGTTGTGGGGCCGGAGCAGGTTGAGGTTGTGTGACCGCAGTAGTTCCGATTGTGAAACTATTAGGAATCGAGAAATCGACGAAAAAGCTAGATTCTTCTCCAAATTCTTTTCCATCTTTAGACACCTGTTTTCCTATAATTTTTATTTGAAAATTTAAAGGAGTATTTTTAGTTGGCCAATTTTCGATATCAATCGGATTTGTAGAGGTAGGCGATAATCTTATTGAATAATCCTTCACAGCTTGGTATGGATCTCCTTTACGTCCTTTAAAATTAACTATTTTTCCAGAAATCTTTTGTTGAAGCATAGACTCATACTTTTTAAATTCTCCGTCTAGTTTGGTTTTTTCTTCTTTATCCAATTGTCTAGCCTTTTTATTTATAGGATCTATAACCGTTGTAGAAATATCTACTGCCTCTTCGTTTAAATTCTTTTTTTCAATAGATGCTTTTATTTTTTTACGACGGTTTGAAAGATATTTATCTTGTTTATCAACTTTTCCATCATTATTGATATCATCGTCTTCTTTTCCAACAACATCCATTTTCTCATCGACAGTTTTAAATCCCAATTTTTCTACAGCTTTAGTGGCTTGGTTTTTTCCACCTTTACTAAAAGCAAACGGCGTTGAATATCCCGCTACGCCTCCTGTAGTAGATATCTCATCCATCACTTCCTTGGTCAGTTTCTTTATGACATCTTTTAATTTACTCATATTATTTTATATTATTTTTAATCTCCTTAATTAGTTCATGAGAAAGCAGTAATACCATTACGTGATTGTCTTTTATTCCCTTACTAGTATTTATTTTAGATAATTGATTTAAAACCTCATTTATTTTAATTTTTATAATTTGCGAATCTATTTTTTCAATCAAAGAAGAGAGGGTAATTTTAACTTTATTTTTTTCTTCAACTATAAAATTGGATATAGAACTTGTGTTTGAAATTCCATTGATATATTCTTTTAATATATTTTTTTGTTCGTCGTTTAACGAACTGTATTTCTTGTTTATATTTTCTACTAAAAACTTATAAGCTAACAATCTGACTTCTTCGCTTTCTTTTCTATAGTATTCAATCAAATCATCTTCTTTATGTTCAACATTTCTTTTGACAGAAACTAGACTCTCCAACAAACAATTTTTTGCTTGAAATACTTCTTCGGCTCGAAAGGTATTATTTCCTACATGATTTTCAAAAACCTTGTAAATAGATGCATATACTCTGTAATTCTTAATTCCTGACTTTAAAAACTTATCGATAGGATAGGCGTCCTTTATTTCTTTAATCAATTCATATTTTTCTTGAATTAATTTTTTGGCGTTTATCTTTTCTCTAGCCTTTAAAACCACAGACAATGCTCTGTCAGCTTTAACATCATCCAAAAATTGTTCATTAACTAAAAAATTGTAAAGTTGCCATTCCTTTCCTAATTGTGTGTGTTCTTTAAAGTATTTAAATAAAATGTCTTTAGCCTTCGATTCATTTTTTCCAGCCAAAATGTCGGCGGTTACTTGTCTTGTTAATAATTCAAACAATATGCCTGTATTTTTGAATTTAGAATGTTTAGATTTGTTCATATTATCTAACTACCTTAGTTTATAAATATATTATTTTTTTAAAAAAATCACGTTTATGATGTATTTATTTAATTTTGTCATCTATGATGTTACTTTCATCCAAAATAGATTTATTTTTTAAAGATTCTTTTAATAACTCTTTTTTATCATTTTTTACTAGAAAATCTGATAATTTAGTCAAATTCAACGATTCAAATCCCAATGGGGAACTATTTTTGTATTTATGACGAATAGCATTTTTACGATAATCTGCTCTATTTTCAAGTCTGCCCAAAGGATCTTCACCAAATGGATAATTTCTAGCATCTTTTTCACCCTTTTGAGAGGGTCTATCAGTTTTTTCTGATAGTGGGGGTATTTCTCCACCACCTGTTTCTCCACCCGATTTGCCACCACCTTTTTCTCCGCCTGTTTCTCCTGCGCCACCCGTTTCGCCGGCAAATTCTTCTCCACCCGGTTCTTCACCTGAAATATTTTCTGGTTCCATTGGCCCGCTCCCACCCAACTCTTCTGTTTCTCCATCTTGATTTACCTTTTGTAAAGAAACCGCAGGATCATTTCCTTCTTCTTCTATTTGTTTAAATCTCCAACTTTGTTTTGCATCCTCTACAATTTCATTTTTTGCGTTCAAGGTGTCCTCATCAGACATATTAAAAATATTTTTATATATCCAATCCTTAGAAAACAACTTATTTTCCATCATATCTTTGGCTACGCTTACTTTATTTCCCCAAATATCAATTTTTTCTTTTTCAAAGATAGTCGATGGGTTTGTTAACTCTAAACTAAAATTTACCAAATTTTCATCTGTAAATCCTTGTGAATATAAGTGAACTATTCCAATCTTTGTCAATTCACTTATTAATATTTTTTGAATTCGGTGAATAGTTCTCGCAAATCTAACATCTTCAGCCGCTAAAGTAGCTTTACCACTTAAATCTTCTTCATATCCCAAAAAGGCTTTAGGAATTTTTAAAGAGGCCATCATTTTATTTCTTAAATACTCAATATCATCGGTACCGGTAAATTCCATACCTGATAATGGTTGAATATCAGTACCGCTATCGCCTCCACGAACCGGTAAGTAAAAATCTTCCACCATGTTTTGTAAATTAAACCTGAGATTATAATCTCCAGTTTTTTCATCTATATAGGGAACCTTTTTCATTTTATTTATGGTTCTCTCCATAAAGTTGTCAATTTCTCCAGGAGGTATATTTCCTACATCAATTTTAAATACTCTTTTTTCAGGAGCACGCATGATACGATGTATTAACATTGCGTCTTCCATTAAACTTAATTGTTTCCAGACCCGGCGAGCACCTTCAATCATCGATTTACCGTAAGGAAGAAAATTACTATCAGATAATAATCTAAAATGCGCGACTTGATAATTTTCTAATTCTTCCATTACACCGCTCTCAAAATTAACTTGATATTTAATATAGTTTTTGTTCATCGGATCACTGTTTTCTACCCGAGAAACATTGTAAGCTGATAAAGGTTCTACTAAATATACACCATATTCAGGACTAATGTGTAATTTCAAATAAAAATCTCCATACTTACACATGTTACGTGTCCAACTCCATAAATTAAATTCTATATTGAGAATATCATAATATAAATTTTCTAATATTCTTTTAACATTGTTGTCATCAGCTTTGATGCTCAAAACATAACCCATCTCATTTTGTGTGAGGCATTCATCGGCGTATATGTCTAAAGCCGAGGCTATGATTGGATCCATATCCATAGTATCATAATCTCTAAATAATTCGATTCGTGAGGCTTGATATGCCATCGTAAAATCACGACTGTATTGACTGTAACCCGACGTGCGAATTCTGTTAAATCTATCTCTAAGAGTATTTCTATCAGTGGCATACTGAATTTGATCAGTATCTTTGATTTTTAACATCTTTCCACCAACATTTCTCACTACTACATCAGTGGAAAACAGTCTTTTCAACCTCGCAAACAGACTTTTTGATTTTAAATCAATCGGAGCTTTTTTATCAATTTGGGACATATTTTATGAAAATAAATAGTCTAAAAAAATTATAATAACCATTTTAAATCTTCTCTTTGTTTATTATTTCCTGTATTTTTTGAATATGAAGGCATATCCATACTCCAATAATTTTCGGCTCGTTGTGTTTTTGCAGTATAAATCACTTCACTTCCACCAGTTTTGTTAATTGAGTTAATTAAATTTTTAGTATATTCTCCTGTTTGGTTTTGTAATCGTAACGCGGTATCCCTCACCCACAATCCCATAGCTAAACTTGTAACTAAGTCATCATTATATCCACCCATTGCTTCTGGTTTACTTCCGTTCCAAATAAAAACTGATAATTCCTCATATAGTCTTAATGAATTTATAGTTATTGATTTTTCTCTAAAATAGTCGACTAATTTTGAAATAATAAGTGGTCGAGTTTTATTGGTCGTAGTAAATCCAGGAACCATATTCCGTTCAGTTCGATTTATCTTATTGTTAATCTGTCTTTCCAAATCAACATATAACAAGTCAGCGCTACTATAAAAAGTATTAGGATATTGTAAATCTATAACTTGTTGAATTGTTGCCCACCCATAACTGTTATTTTCTATAACTAATA